CGGTATTGGTGGCCTACCGATACCAGCATGAGCGGGACCGCATCATGGCCCGGTTCCCCCAGGCGGTGCAGCTGAAGGACAGTGACACCATAGCGGCCTGGAACCGTGGGGAGATACCTTTGCTGCTGGCCCACCCTGCTGGGGTCGGGCATGGGCTAAACCTTCAGGACGGTGGGCACATTGTCGTTTGGTATGGACCCATGTACGACCTGGAGCTTGACGAGCAATTCAATGACCGGCTGCACCGGCAGGGGCAGCAGTCCGCTACCACCAGTGTGATTTATCTGGTAGCGGAGGGAACCGTGGAGCAGGATGCTATGGCCGCTCTGCGGGAAAAGGCTGATGGGCAAAACGCCATGATGGCCGCCATCCGGGCCAGGCTGAATAAATACAAGGGCATTATGGTTTGACAAAAACGGTGGAGCTATTGTAGGGGGAGAAACATGGGTAACGACGGGGCAAGGACTGAGTTTCCCAAACAATTACGGCGTTTGCGGGAACAAAAGCGGGTGAGCCGCAGGATGCTTGCAGAACTGTGTGGGATGAGTAAAAATATGGTTTCTCTTTATGAAAGCGGTGAGGTGGAACCTACTGCAAATGTGCTTATGAAGTTGTCGGATTATTTTCAGGTATCTGTGGACTGCCTTTTGGGCCTCGAAAAAAATTTTTGATATGCCCAATATATTGGGCAAGCGCTCTGAAATCTGTTTTATAATTACCCTGTGGAAGTTTTTTGACAGGGTAATTCTTTAATGAAAAGGCGGTGGAGGCATGGGACGCCCACGAAAATTCAAGACAGCAAAAGCGCTATGGGATGCGTGGGAGGAATACAAGGCATGGTGTAATGACCAAAAGGTACTTACCCACGATTTCAGCGCCAAGAACTCGGAATTTGTCAGTAAGGAGCTCAAACGCTCCGTGACTTGTACCATCGAAGGTTTTTGTGTGTGGGCGAATATCTCCCGGTCGATTTTTTATGACACTTATGCTGCCGATGGGCGGTATTCGGACATCGTTACGCGCATGAAAGAAGAGTGTGAGGTGGACGCCCGGATGAAGTTCGAGCTGGGCGTCATCGACCCCAAACTAGCCGCCTTGTGGATGAGCCGCCACGGCTACGGCGCCAAAGCGGAGAGCCTTCCCACAGCCCCCCAGGAGGACGATCCCATTACCAAGAGCTTGAAGGAGGCCGCCAGTGCTGTCGCCCAAGCAGATTGAAGTGCTCCGCTGGCCCTACACCGGCAAGACCGCCCTCATTTGCGACGGCGCGGTGCGTTCGGGCAAGACCTCCATCATGTCCCTGTCCTTCCTGCTGTGGGCCATGGGGAGCTTTGACAAGAGCTCCTTTGCCCTGTGCGGCAAGACGGTGGGGGCGGCGGAGCGGAACATCATTCAGCCGCTGCTTGGGGTGGCCTATCTGCAAGAGCACTTCCGCATGGAGTACACCCGTGGGGGCCACGTGCTCACCGTCTCCCGAGGCGGGCGGTCCAACCGGTTTTACGTGTTCGGCGGGCGGGATGAGTCCTCCTACATGCTCATACAGGGCGTCACTCTGGCGGGGGTGCTGCTGGATGAAACGGCCCTCATGCCCCGGTCCTTTGTGGAGCAGGCCTTAGCCCGGTGCTCGGCGGCGGGGAGCAAGCTGTGGTTCAACTGCAACCCGGATGTGCCCGAGCACTGGTTCCGCAAGGAGTGGCTGCTGAAGCTGGAGGAAAAGGACGCCACTCACCTGCACTTTACCATGGTGGACAACCCCAGCCTCACGGAGGAAACCCGCGCCCGGTATCGGAGTCTGTACGCGGGGGTGTTCAAGCGGCGGTACATCGACGGGGAGTGGACCGCGGGGGATGGGCTGATTTACGACATGTTTGACCGGCCGGCCAACACCTATGAGGACGATTCCCGTCCCAAGGGCCTCCCGTACCTGGCCAGCCGGGCCATTGCCTGCGACTATGGCACCGCAAACCCCACGGTATTCCTGGATATCTACGACGACGGCGAAACAGTCTGGGTGGACCGGGAATACCGCTGGGACAGCCGGGACGCGGACGCCACCGGCCTGCGGCAAAAGACCGACGGGGAGTACGCGGCGGACCTGGAGGCGTTCATGGGGGCCGACCCGCAGTTTTTCTGCCCGGTTGTCGTGGACCCGTCGGCGGCCAGCTTTATTGCGGAGCTCCAGCGGCGGGGGGTGTACGTGCGTCCGGGGGACAATGAGGTGCTCAACGGAATCCGGCGGGTGTCCCAGCTCTTTGCGCAAAGGCGGCTCAAGGTCCACCGGCGTTGCCGGGGGCTCCTTGGAGAGCTGCAATCCTACGTCTGGGACGCCAAGGCCGCCCAGCTGGGGGGCGTGGAGCGCCCCGTCAAGCAGCAGGACCACGGCCCCGACGCCCTGCGGTACTACGTCAACACAATCCTGCCAAAATGGCGGTACGGAGAGGAAGGTGTCCCTTGAGCAGCCAAACACAGAACCAAGGGCCGGAACTGGCCCCCATCCAGACCACGGACGCCTTTTCCAACCCCCTGTTCCGGCTGGGCTGGGGCTCCCAGTCTCCGCTGGAGGCCACGGACTACCCCCTGACCCGCATGACGGACAATTATGCTCTGCTCAATTCGCTGTACCGCTCCAACTGGGTGGTCCAAAACGTGGTGGGCATTATCCCCGATGATATGACCAGGCGTTGGTTCACCCTGGGGGGTGTAGGGCCGGAGCACTGGAAGGCCCTGGAGCAGGTCCAGCGGCGCACCGCCCTGCGGGAGCGAATCAACGAGGGCCTGCGCTGGGGGAGATTATACGGCGGCGCGGCGGGCATCCTGCTCATTCGGGGCCAGGAGGGAATGCTGGACCGGCCCCTGGAGCTGGAGAGCGTCCTTCCGGGGACCTTTGGGGGCCTGTACATCCTGGACCGCTGGTGCGGCATCACACCGGAAATGGGGTTGGTCAGCGATAGCAGCGACCCGGATTTCGGCCTGCCGGAGTTTTACCAAATCAACAGCCCGGAGGGGCGTATTGCGGCTCGGGTCCATCACTCCCGAGTGGTCCGCTTCACCGGGCGGGAGCTGCCCTATCTGGAGCGGCTGGCCGGGCTGTACTGGGGGGAGAGCGAGGTGGAGGCCCTGTACCAGGACGTGGTCAAGCACGACAATGTCTCCGCCAATATGGCGGCCCTGACCTTCCGGGCCAACGTAGACACCATGGAGGTGGAGAACCTGGACCAGCTCTTCTCCCTGGGCTCCGGGGGCCAGCAGCGGCGGTTCTGGAACACCATGCAGGCCCAGAGCGTGATGAAGTCCAATTTTGGAATGCAGCTGGTCAACAAGGGGGACCAGATTCACAGCACCCAGTACACCTTTACCGGGCTCCAGGAGGTCTATGACAGTATGTGCCTGGACCTGTCCGGGGCCTCCCGGATTCCCGTGACCAAGCTCTTCGGCCGCGCCCCGGCAGGGCTCAACGCCACCGGGGAGAGCGATTTGCGCAACTATTACGACTATGTGGATACACTCCGGGAGAGCAAGCTCAAGCCCGTCCTGGAGCGGATTCTGCCGGTGCTGTGCATGTCCGTGTGGGGGGCGGTCCCGGACGCGCTGGACATCCAATTCCCGCCCCTGTGGACCCCCACCGCGAAGGAGGCGGCGGAGATTGCGGAGAAGAAGGGCCTGGCCCTCCGAGACCTGTTCCAGGCGGGCCTGCTGGCGGCGGACACCGCCCAGAAGGAGCTCAAAAAACTCTCCGGCGAGACGGGTATGTTCGGGAGCATTACCGATGAGGAAATCAAGGCCAACACAGGGAAGTCGTACAGCGATTTGACCGCCCTGCGGGACCCCCTGGCGGGGCTGGATTTTGAGGACGCCCCTGTGCAGGAGACCGGGGACGCTCTGGCCAGGGACTATAATCCCCACCACGACCCCAGCAACGGCCGCTTTACCAGCGGCGGCGGAAGTGGTAAAATGGGAAAGACCAACGATACGAAGTGCTAACCGGCAGTACACGGTGGAGGCCGACGGATACGGTGGATTCAAAACACTGTGGGTTTCCAAAATAAAGTGAACAGAGGGTCATTATATGGAAGAAAAACTGAGAGCATTTCTCCAACAGTACATTGGTCAAGGCGCTCTAAAAAAAGACCTTGTGCAAGAGGATGATGTTGAAATGCTTGTATACAGCGCTTGTACCGATGGTTCGGCAGAAGAAATTATTGATTATGGAATAGCCCACCCGGAAGCGCCTTTCTGGGATCTTCTGAAGCTGCTGAAACCTGGCCTGTATGGCGTCACCCAAGAAGAGCTGCTTGCAGATGATGATGAGGACGGCTAAATGCCCGCCCTGAACCGGGCTCCTGCGCCCCGAGAGCTGAAGCGGCTCATTCAGCTGTTTCTCCGGGCGGAGACAGACATCATCAACGAGATTGCCCGCCTGCGTGCGCGGGGTTTGGCGGACTACCACGCGGAGGCGGCCCTGGAGCGGGTACAGACCATCCTCCTGCGGCTGTCCAACGAATGCTGGAGCTATGTGCCCAAAATGATTGAGCGTCAGTTTTACTTCAAGCGCCCAGAGGACCGAAAGCCCCTCCCTGTCCCTGAGACGGCGGAGAAGCACGGGTTGGGGTATGCCAACGCGGCTGCGCTCACCAGCACGCAGACGGACATTGTCCAACGGCTGGTGATGAACCTTATGGGGGAGATTGAAGCGTCTGCCGCGATGGCTGCCGCCACCCTGCAAAGCGCTCTGCTGGGGCGGGTGGAGCCGGATGTGTTCCGCCGGGTGGGGTTGGAGCAGGCCGCCGCCATGCAGGCCCAGGGGGCCGGGGCATACAAGGCCCTGCCCCGCTTTGTGGAGGCCCTGCGGCAGGAGGGGGTGACGGCCTTTATCGACAAGGCGGGGCGGCGCTGGAGCCTGCACGCCTATGGCGCGATGGTCCTGCGGACCACCAGCCGTCAGGCGGAGGTCCTCGCGGTGCTGATGGCGGACGAGGGGCAGGACCTGTACAAAATCAGCGCCCACGGGACTACGTGCAAGCTGTGCGCCCCTCTGGAGGGGCGGGTGTACTCCAGAAGCGGCACGGACCCGGATTTCCCGCCCTTGGCGGCGGCATTCGGGAAGGTGGACCCCAGCGGGCCGGACACCCTGGCCAACTCCTGGCTGAACATCCACCCCAACTGCCTGCATGTGCTCCTGCCCTGGACACCGGCGGGCTTGAGCCCGGAGGAGCTCCGAAAAATCAAGGAGTTCTCCAGCTTTCGGACCAATCCCCCCACCCGGGACCCCAGGAGCCAGCAGCAGATTGACGCCTATCGAAAGAAGGAGCAGGCCCGGGCCAAGTGGCTCTCCGATTACCGCCAGTATGAGCGCTACCGGCTGACCATTCCCGACCGGGTCCCCAAGAGCTTCCAGACCTTCCAAAAGCACAAGCGGGCGGACGACGAGAAATACCGGGGGTGGCTGTCTGATTACCGTGAGGCGAAACGTCTTGAAAAATACAGCCGGGTGCGGTATCATGAAGATGGTACGGTTGTGGTGACGGATGATTGGAGAAAAAGAGACCGTCCGAAGTTAAACAGGCAATACCGGCCAAATGCGGTCATAGATACAATGTCTCAGGGTGGGAAACAACATGATCGCACCATTTACGACGCCTCTGGTGTTATGAGAACTCAAATACATGGAGGTGACCACGGACACCCCAAACAGCATCCTTTCGGGCGGCATGGGGAACATGTACATGATTACACATGGCCTGAGTATGGCAGGCCCGACCGGACTGCCCGAGAAGCGACGAAGGATGAACGAATACAGCACAGGGATATTCTGGGAGGCGATGAAAATGACAGTTGAGCGATTTACAGAGATTATGCTGTGCAATGAGCCGGAGTTTGATTACAACGAGCAAACATATTCTATTTGCAGTCCAGACGGGAAATATTATGTGACGGCCTCCGACAGCCCTGCGGATATGTATTTGGAGTTTGATACGTTGGATGACCTGTTGGACCGCTGGATGATTCAGGGCCGCCCTTTGCGCAGTATTCTTCCTGATATTGATTTGGAGGGATGACCCATGACGGCACAGATGATTCGCGCCATTGAGGCAGCACTGATTCAGGGGCACCGGGTCCAGCTCAAGCAGATGAAGGA